CAGGATTTCAAGATTATTGTTCATCCAAGGTGTGTAAACTTCTTGACTGAAATCAATAATTACACTTGGGATGTTGACAAGTTTGGAAAGAAACTGAATACCCCCATTGATGACTTCAATCATCTAATGGATGCAATGCGGTATGCCCTTGAAGATTTTGTCAAAGGAAGGACTTTTTCTTTTGATTAGTAACATGATAGTAACAAATAACCCTGAAAACCCTATATTTCCAGGTGTTTGTATATATGCAGTAATAAAGAAAAGGGGGTGAATGAATCGTGTTTAATTTTTTTCAATCTGAAACTGAACGGATAAACTACATTGTGAAGATGGGTGCTGAATCCATTATCACTGATGAAAAGTTTATCGAACTTGAAATTCAGCGGTTCAAGACCAGTCGAAGAAGAAAAGAAATGCTTGATGGTGAAAGATATTTTGCAGGTGACCATGATATCCTGAAAAAGAAAAGAACCGTCATTGGTGAAGGTGGCAAGGTTGTAACTGTTGACAATCTTCCGAACAACAGGATTGTTGATAATCAATATAAAAAGATGGTCAACCAAAAGACAAATTACCTGCTTGGTCAACCCATTGCAATCAGGACTGACAATGAAACCTATGACAAGCTATTGAAGCAGATATTCAATAAGCGGTTTATGCGCTTGTTGAAGAACCTGGGTAAGGATTCGCTGAATGAAGGCATTGGATGGCTGTACATCTATTACAATGAACATGGTGAATTCACCTTCAAAAAGTTCAAAGCACATGAAATCATTCCTGGATGGCATGATGCTGAACACACTATTCTTGATTATGCTATCAGGATTTATGAAGTCATTGCTTATGAGGGTTCAGAAGAAAAGACCATTGAGAAGGTTGAAGTTTATGATGACACAGGCATTCATTATTTTGTGATGGATGGCAGTCGCATTGTTCCTGCTGAACCCTTCTTTGCTAATTACTTCACTATCACTGACAATGAAGGTAATGACCAGGGGTGGAACTGGTCAAAGATTCCGCTGATACCGTTCAAGTACAACAGTGAAGAAACACCATTGATAAAAAGTATAAAATCATTGCAGGATGGCTTAAACACCATACTTTCCAACTTCCAAAACAACATGGAAGAAGATGCAAGGAACACAATCCTGGTGTTGGTCAACTATGATGGTGAAAATCTTGGTGAATTCAGAAAGAATCTTGCAACTTATGGTGCTGTTAAGGTCAAGACTGTTGATGGTGCAGCAGGTGACCTGAAAACATTGCAGGTTGAAGTGAATGCCGACAATTACAAGGCAATCATTGAGATATTCAAGAAGGCAATCATTGAAAATGCAATGGGTTATGATGCAAAGGATGACCGCTTGAACGGTAACCCAAATCAAATGAACATTCAGAGCATGTACAGTGATATTGACCTGGATGCAAATGAAATGGAAACCGAATATCAGGCTTCCTTTGAAGAACTGCTTTGGTTCATCAACTGTCACTTTGCAAATGCAGGCTATGGTGACTTTGAAGGTGAAGAAGTTGAAGTCATATTCAATCGTGACATGTTGATGAATGAAGCAGAAGTCATTGAAAACATCAATAAATCAGTTGGAATTCTTTCTGATGAAACCCTGGTTGCCAATCATCCTTGGGTTGATGACCCACAAAAGGAACTGGAACGAAAGAAGGAAGAAAAAGAAGCTGCAATGGCTGAATATCAGAATGCCTTCAACCCCTACCCTGCTGCTTCCAATAAAGGCGGTCAAGGTGGTGTTGTAAATGAAGAATAGTGCATATTGGAAGCTGCGGTTTGAACAATTGGAAGCTGCATCACACAAGAATGCTATTTCTACATTTGAAACCATTCAGGAACAATACATTGCAGCGGAAAAAGAAATTGAAAGGCAGATTTCAACCTGGTATCAAAGATTTGCAAAGAACAACCAAATCACAATGGCAGAAGCAAGAAAGCTTTTGACCAGTGGTGAACTGGCTGAATTCAAATGGGATGTCAAAGAGTTCATCAAGTACGGTGAACAAAATGCACTGAACCCACAGTGGATGAAAGAACTTGAAAATGCATCTGCAAGATTCCATATTTCCAGGCTTGAAGCTTTGAAACTGGAAACACAGCAGACCATTGAAAAGCTGTTTGGTGGTCAGCTTGATGAAGTTGATAAGTTACTAAAAAAGACTTATTTACAGAACTACTATCATACAGCATATGAGATTCAGAAAGGTTGGAATATTGGATGGGATATTGCAGCTATTGATGAAAGGACTGTTGAAAAGTTAATTTCAAAACCATGGGCAACTGATGGGAAGAATTTCAGTGAAAGAATATGGTCAAATAAGACTTCCCTTATCAATGAAGTTCAGACACAGCTTACAAGGACAATCATGCTTGGAAAGTCACCTGATGATGCAATCAAAGCTATTGCAGCAAAGATGAAAACATCACAGGGGCAAGCAGGAAGGTTGGTGATGACCGAATCAGCTTATTTTTCTTCACAGTCACAGAAGGATGCTTTCAATGCACTGGATGTGGAAAGGTTTGAAATCGTGGCAACCCTGGACAGTCACACTTCTGAAATATGCAGGGAACTTGATGGAAAGGTTTTTGACATGAAGAACTTTGAACCAGGTGTCACTGCTCCACCATTCCACCCTTTTGCAGAACCACTACTGTACCGTACTTTGACGATAATGACGGTGAAAGATTCGCCAGAGACAGTAGTGGTAAAGGGATTTATATTCCGTCAAGTGTCACTTATAAAGATTGGAAAAAGCAATTTATAAAATAATTTTATTTGGTATTGCAGACGTTATTCTAATATGGTATAATGAAAGGGTGATAAAATATGAAAGTTCAGCGAAAAAATCAAAGAAAAAGAAGAACCTGATGTTAGGTTCTTCTTTTTTATCGTCACTTTGGTATTTCGGACGAAAACTGAAAAGACAAATGATACTGGACTGAACCAGGTAAAAAATGAATTTGAAAGGATGGTCAAAACAATGAAAAAAGAAGATTTGGTGAAATTAGGACTTGATGAAGAAACTGCAAAGAAAGTGGCAGAAGCATCTGCGGAAGAACTGAAAGGCTTTATCCCAAAAGCAAGGTTTGATGAAGTCAACACTGAAAAGAAAAACCTTGAAACCGCAAAGGCAACATTGGAAGGTCAGCTTGAACAGCTTAAAAATTCCACTGGTGATGTGGAAGCTATGAAGAAGCAAATTGCAGACCTTCAAGCTGAAAATAAGAAAAAAGATGAAGCACATGCTGCTGAAATCAAGAAACTGAAAGTGGATTCTGCTGTTTCCGCTGCGCTTGCTGCTGCAAAAGCGAAAAATGAAAAAGCAGTCAGGGCATTGCTTGACATTGACTATGAAAAAGTCGAACTTCTTGAAGATGGTACAATCAAAGGTTTGGCTGACCAAATCAAGAAGCTTACCGAAGCAGAGGATTCCAAGTTCTTATTTGACACCGAAAAGAAAAAGCAGACATTCAAGGGTGCAAAGCCTGGTGAATCAGGAAATGATGACGGTGACAGCGTGATGACCCTTGACAAGTTCCTTGCTTTAAGTACAGAAGAACAGATTCGTTTCAAGAATGAAAACGAAAACTGGAAAGAATTATTAAATTTTGAAAGGTAGGTAATTAAATATGGCAACTTATTTGAATTTCCCTTTTGACCCTGAACTTTTCTTGCTTAACTGGCAGAATGAAAAAGACCCCACAATGACAGCTTTGCTTGATAGTGGTGCTGTTCAGGCGAATGACAGAATCAAACAACTGATTTCCAATGGTTCAGATTATTACACCATCCCCTTCTATTCGGTAATTGGTGGAACACCTGACAACTATGATGGTAACACAGACATTTCAACCGAAGAAGTAACAGGCAAATCCCAAAGCGGTATTGTCTATGGTAGAGCAAAGGGATGGAAAGACAGAGATTTCATTCGTGACTTCAACAGTGGTGCTGACCCCATGAAGCAGATTACTTCACAGGTGGCAAGGTACTGGCAGAAGTACAGACAGAAAGTAATTCTTGCAATATTGAACGGTATCTTCAACATTGCTGATGATGATAGTGATGCATGGGATGAATGGCAGAATCACACTTTCAGCATTGCAACTGCAACTGGCACTGTTGGAACAAGCAACAAGATTGGTGCAACAACAGCAGGTGATGCTGTTCAGAAGGCTGTTGGTGATGCGTTCAATGAATTCAGTCTTGCTATTATGCACAGTAAGGTTGCAAATACTTTGGCAGGACTTGAACTTCTTGAATACCGCAAGTACACTGACCCCATGGGTATTCAAAGGCAGTTAAGACTTGCAGATTACAATGGTCTGACTGTTCTGATTGATGATGGTGTTCCTGTAAAGAACAGTGCAACTGCATCTGGCGCAAAGGAATATACCACTTATCTGTTTGGTATCGGTGCAATCCAGTATGCTCCTGCCCCTGTGGATACACCTGTTGAGGTTGTTCGTGAAGCAAAGAAAGATGGTGGTTACAACGAACTGATTACAAGGATTCGTGAAACCTATCATCCTAATGGGTTCACTTTCGTGAAACCGAATCCTTACACTGCTTCCCCCACTGACGATCAGCTTGGCGCAAATGCAAATGGTTCTTCCAACTGGATAATTGCAGGAAATCCGAAGAACATTGCAATTGCAAGAATCATTTCCAATGGTTAATGAAAAGCTGTCAAATTCAGTGAAAGGGGTTGTATTGATGTTCATTGTTATTGAAAATCGTGTTTATGCTTCTGCAAAGAATGCATCAAACAAATATCCGCTTGTATCAATCAGCATTGATGCAAATGGTGTGGTTACCATAACAGATGAAGGTGAAGGAATTGCAACCCTTCCTGCAATGTACAAGAAAATGACCCTTGAAGAAGTCATTGCAACATTCAGCATTACCGCTGATGTTGATGGTGGTTATAAACCATTCGTTGACCTTGACGGTTATGACCCTGTGACAATATACCTGGATGAATCAAACAAAGTGGTGACAATCACTGCTAAAAATCCAAGTGCAGGTGTGTTCACAGGAACATCAAGCAATACTGATGTTGCAACTGTAACGAATTCAAACGGTGCATTCACCATTGTTCCTGTTGCGGAAGGTGTTTGTGACATAACAGTGAAGTTTGAGCCGACAGACACAGATTTTGCTGACACCTATTGCAAAATACCTGTTACGGTAGCAAAAAGAAAAGTTGTGCTTGAACAGCAGCGTGATATTCAGATGGTTAAGTCCACAAGTTCACCTGATGTTTCAAGCACTGTAACGGTTAAAATCAAAGCAAATGTTGCTGCACCAACAGTGACTGCTTTTTCATCTGATGAAGATAATGTTGCGGTTTCGGTAACTGACCAAACAATCACCATCACAGCAGCGGATGACAAAACAGGTGAAGCGACAATCAAGGTTTATGGTACAAAGGCAAATGCAGATGACAGTGATGACATGGAATTCAAAGTCCATGTGTATGCAAATGCTTCTGCTGCTGCAACTGCACCTGATGCCTTTGACATTGATGCAGATGAAGAAATGGAACTGACCTGGACGCTTCCCACTGGTGGAACGATTGTTGAAGCAACTTCTTCTGATGACACCCACATTCAGATTGTTGGTATCACAGCAAAGAATAAGGTGAAAGTCAAAGCAGTTGGTGGAAACGGTGACAAGGCAACAATCACTGCTTATTATCAGCAGCGTGGAAAAGGACAGGTTGCAAGCACAGTTGTTGGAACTGTAAAGGCAGAATAATGAAAGGGGTGATAACCAATGGCTGATATATCTGACAGATTGGAAGCTTTGATTCAGACCATACAGAATGTATCAAGCCTTGGTGCATCCTTTGTTTATGATGTTGGGAAGTTGCTCGAATCGTTCGGCTATGAATTGCAGGATGGTGAATAATAATGGCAAAAATACTTGCACCAAATAAAGAATATGATGGAATAACTGCGGGCATTAAGTTTTCAAAGGGGGTTGCTGATTGTAGCAATCCCTATTTAATTGATTGGTTCAAGTCAAAAGGTTATACAGTTGAACTTGATGCAGCAGAATTAAAACTTCCTGTTCCTGACCCTGTTATTGAACCTGAAGAAACACAGGAAGTTGAAAAACCAAAGAGAAATAAAAGGCAAGCGGGGAATAAAACAGAATAGGTGGTGATGATATGCTGACTGATAAGGAAGAACCTGAAAAGGAAGAAGTTGAACAGGAAGAACTAAAGAAGCAAACTACAAAGAAAAAGAAATAAGGGGTGGTAATGATGTTGGAAGATGTAACAAAAAGGCTTGAATCTTTTGGATATGAAGTTACTGAAGCTGATAATTGGATGATTGAATTCCTTATCCAAAAGATTGAAAATAGCATCAAAGCTGATTGCAACATTAATACCATTCCTGAAGAACTTCATGAAATAGCAGTTGATATGGTTGTTGGTGAATTTCTTCTAAATAAAAAATCAAGAGGACAATTAGAAGGGTTTGATTTAGAAGCAGCAGTAAAGCAAATTCATGAAGGTGACACAAGTGTAACTTTTGCTATTGGTGATGGTAGTAAAACCCCTGAAGAAAGATTGGATGAATTGATTTTATACCTGATGAATTATGGAAAAGGAAAATTTGCTGCTTACAGGTGTATAAAATGGTAACAGGTCATAAGAAAGCACTTCAAATGTTGTGGAAAGGAACCTGTTCTGTTTTCATCAGGGAAGAAAGATTAAATCCAATCACCAAAAGAACTGAATTTGAAGAAGTTCCAATTTATACAGACCAGCCCTGTAAACTATCTTTTGAAACTATAAAGCAAACATTGGAAAATCAAAATGTTGCTGAAGTTGTTCAGGTTACAAAACTGTTTATTTCCAATGAAGTTGATATTCCAGCAGGTTCTAAAATAAGGGTTATCCAAAATGGAAAAACAGCGGATTATGAAAAGAGTGGTGAACCTGCTGTTTATAGCAACCATCAAGAAATCACCCTGGAATTGTTTAAGGGGTGGGCTTAATGGCAAGAAAATGGGGCAGTTGTGATTTTAGACAGTTGAAAAACCTTCAAGAAAAGCTTGATAAATTGCAAAAAGATGATTTTGATGCTTTTTGTCAGGAAGTTGCAAAAGAACTTGCAGCAAGGTTATTAGCAAAGGTAATTAAAAGAACACCTGTTGGACAATATCCTGCTGGAACAGGTAAAGTTGGCGGTACTTTAAGGCGGGGCTGGACTGCTAAAACTGAAGCTGAAGCAATAGCTGGTGAAACACCCAATGCTAAAGCTTTTGTTGATTCATTACAAGTTACAAAGTCAGGGGATGCTTACCAGATTGAAATTATTAACCCGGTTCATTACGCTTCATACGTAGAGTACGGACACCGGACGAGGAATCACAAAGGATGGGTTGAAGGAAAGTTTATGCTGACTATCTCAGAAAAAG